ATCATATGAGTATATAGGTTTGTACTTATCGTACAAATATATATTATTCATATGAAATTGGTGGATCTTAGTTTGATCATAGGTACAATCAGATTCCAAAGTCTGAAGGTAGTCTATAATCAAGCTATGCAATGGTTTTAGAAGGGCCTGGGTCACCCAGTCCCCCATTGCGATATATCGTCACTTTCCAGCACCATCTGAGAAATAAGTCAGACGACGGAGATTTCCTCCTTCGAATGGCTTTTTACCAGATGGTACGGAAGAGGTGGCCACCTCTTGGATTTTATCTTTACCCAACCAGTTAATTAGGTCCTCCACAGGATTCTCATATAAATGAGGTACCTTAGGATGGATACCTAAACTTAACCATTGTTTGGTAAAGAACTCCAAGAGTTGGCGGTAATACTTACTATTAGCCACGGTAATCAGATCTTTAACTCGACCAAGAAGAAGTGGTCCGTTAGGTCCTGAACCTGAGAATACACTTAGACTTGATTGTCCAGGTGTAAAACTCAGACCAGGATGATAACGTATTGACTTCTTCTTGAAGTTAAACTGTTTCAGACCTAAATCCCTTGGATTTACATGGAGTAAGTCCAGGAACAACTTGAAAAATCCAAAACTAAAGATCATACGATCTTCAATTGTGGATAAATCAGTTGGAACTGGAATTTCCATGTAACGGTATGAACGCAGAAATGTCATAAGGAGAACCTTTTCTCATACTGTGAATCTTCCACGAATCACAGGCACTAGATATCTCGGGATCCCGAAGTGGGGGTGTGTCTTACGCCACCACTTGGATTGATCCACTGGAGTAATCCGGTGTATTAAGAATCAATTCTTAATAATGAGAAAATCTTCCTTAAGACATTTCGCAGCAATGGGACCATCACTGCGGGTTAGCACCCGAACCTGACCCTGACGAATACGAAGTATCGTCTCCGTCAGGATTCGGTTTTCATGAAGTTCTTTAACAAAGTTAAATGCTTCATGAAGAATGCCCACAGCCTCCTTGGCATGTTTTCGACCATATACATGCCTCAGACTATTCTTCGCTCTGCTTTCTCCAAGATTTTGGATGCGCGGGTGACCCAACCATCGTAAGACGGTTGGATTCGAGAAGAGATAGGCTACTGTGTGCATCGTGCATATTGCTATTATCTTTATGATTAATATCAGTATGTACG